ACTCTTTGATTTCTTCTAATCGGTCTACACAATATCTGTAGGTGTAAGGTACATCAGCCTCGTAAGTTCTAGAAAAAGTATTCTTCAAATTCCTCAAGTCTTCCGGCAGTTCCGCATAGACTTTCTTTAATCGAGTACCTTCAAGATTGACCCAATCGCCTCTCTCGTATTCTATTTCCCTAGTAATGTACTTACTAGGCTGGTAAGTAGGGGGTTCCTTGCTAGTTTCTTCCACAAAAAAGTATGGGCGAAACGGAATAGTAGAACTGTGCTTAGTACCATTTTCTCTCCACGATATGTAAATATTTGAATTGTTATGTGAGATTATCATTTAATCACTCTTCTAGTCTTGGCGTTTTAATCAATAGTCGGTCTTCTCCCACTAAAAGAAGTGGGAAGGCATCTTTCAAATAGAACTCAATAGTTCCACTCTTGAAGAATTTATGGATAGGCCCACTGAAAAGAACAGTAGCAGACTGCCCTGTTGAGTGTAGTAGTTCTTCTGTAGTTAGTATATGTGAGTAGGACTTTCGACCCCTATCAGTAGATGAAAAACGAACAGAAGGAGATTGTAATGTAGGTGTATCAACTTGAGCCTTGAAGTCTATTTCGTAGATTCCTGTACCCACTAACTCACAGAACTCCATTGTTCTAGAGAACACCTTAGCGTCCATAGAAATGTAGCCTTCGTATTGTGTAGTGTTAAAGTATGGAAATCCTTCATCTACGATTAGACGATTCATTGCAGAAACTCTATGGATTACATCTAAACTAGGATGGGCCTGTACTGTATTTAGAGTAAATTGGTTAGAATTAGTATCTGTAATGGTTAGTCTAGTGCCACCTTCAATAGTAATCTGCCCTTTAAATTTCTTCAAGATTGGAATTATTTCCGATATTCTTAGCGTTGCATTGACGCCCAAATCTTTAGCCTGTGTCCAAACTGTATTTGCTTCTTCTTGAGAAACCTCAACAAGAGGAATAGAAACCCTAAGAATGAAACCAGCATCAGCGTTCCAAACTTCTAATGAATCATTATGTTGTACCAAGAAAGTAAAGTCCCCAATGCTATCGCCCTTAAGACCGCTAGCAACAGAGTACTTTCCCGCACCTTTCACACTTGTAATTGCATCTAGAAGTTCTTTTGATTCAACTCTAAGTTGCATCAAATATCACCACTCTTAACGCAGTCTAGGCCCTTCCATGTAACCTCACCTTCTCGGCTAACGGTCAAGACATTGAATCTCTTATTTAAGAGAGTAGGGAAATACTTACTACTCTTCACATAGGCTTCGTATTCCATTCCCTTAACAGTATTCCTTTGTGTAGTTCGTATTACACTCCAAAGATGAGAGTCCCATTTATTCCAAATTGGTTGTGGGTCTTCATCTCTAAAAGGTGGCTTAGTGTGAGTAATGTAAATTTGGTCGCAGTCAATCGCTTTCGCTTCCTTTAGAACCTGCCTAAAAGGATTGTTTCGTTGCCACCAATCTTGTTGCTTTGCTGTCTTCATAGGGCGCATTCTAGCATTCTCCATTCCTGTCATGTAAAGAGTACAGTACTCAAGCCATGTATCAATTCCATCCCAAACAAATAGAATCTCTTCTGTCTTAGCCGCTTCTCTTGCTAGAGCAATAAATGACCTAATGTTTCCTTGTGTTTGGTATGGTAGTAGTTCTCCATCTTCTCCATATTCTGCTGGATTGTAGATAGTAATTCTTTCAGTAGAATCGTGGTTTGCTTTCCATGTTGGTACTCCGCCGTCATCTACATCTAAGTAGAAAGTTCGCTTATCAGTATCCATTGCTATTCCGCTTTTACCAGTCTTAGCATCTCCTTCTATTCCTAGTCGCATTCTCCTAGGAGCATCCTTAGCCATCTTAGTTTGTGCTAGAATCTTAGCCCTCATGCTATCAATGTCAATCTCCGTTTGTTCTTCTTTTCTTTTTTGCATTTTTATTCACCTTTTGATTTTGTCCATTCTCGGACTAGTTCTTCCACTTCTTCTTCTGTGTCTAATTGTAGTCTTGTTTCTTTATCTCCGATATGGAGTTTAACAAAATAACTACCAGTTTCGTAGTTTTCTTTCCATGTGATAAACTGAATATCAGTCATACACACAGTCCAAGTATTTTCTTTAGTAAGAAAACCTTCTTCAAAACTAATAGTATCACTCATTAGAGTTCACCCAATTAGTATAGTTGGCCAGTAGTTTGATAAATTCTGCTTCATTCATAATTTGTCGAATAGCGTCCGCATTAGAATAAATTCTAACATCGTAGAATAATTCATCATTTTTTATTTCTGCTTTGTATTTTCTATCTTCCTTCCAAGAAATGTGAGCAATATTCCTAAAAGAAATAATTGCCCTGCTTGTTTTAATCATCGTTTCAGTTATTGTTAGTTCCGTCATAGTTTTCACCGTGTTAGTGGGCTTCGCACCCACTTGAGCAACATTGTATGGTAACTTGCTTGCACACGCACATTAGAGTTAATTAGCCGACTTAAAACCAATCAAGGTTTTCTTCTTCATCGTCAGCAATCTCAACGACTTGTCCCTTTCTCTCAGTCACTAAAAGACCGGACATGTTGATTGTAGAAGGTTCCATGCCATCGTCACCTTCTCGCATAGAAGTACGACCAACAGCAACAATTTCGGAACCAATACCAAAGTCAATTTCGATATGTTGAGGAACCCAACAAGTAGTCATTCCATCAGTATCGTAGTCGAAGTCTGCATTAAGGTCAGTAATGTTCAAGATTCTATTTCCGTTAGAAGTAGGAGTCATGTTCATGTTACACACTGTACCCATAGTAATCACAAATCTCTCGACTGATGGTAGGTCACGCTGTTCCATGTGTCTATCGTCAAGAAGAGATAGTGAAACTATCTTGTCTGCTAAAACACTACTAGCCAATTGATATGGAGTCATTGGAGTTTCCCTGTGGTTGTCACCTTCGGGGTCCATCTCTGCATTGTATTCCCAACCTTCTAGAGTCTTCTTAGTGTAGCCGTAGATGTAGCCTTCTCTATTACTATCCTTAATGACTGGCATGTGGATGAATTCAAAGGTTCTTGGTAAGAAGTCAACACCGTTTTGATTCTTGTAAGAGAAGTGATACATTTGGTAGTCGCTATCATCACCAACCTTTCCGACAAAAATTCCACTTCGTCGCATTAGTTCCTTAGCCAAGGGCTTACCGTAGTTCTTGTTTTCTCCACCGTTAGTATAACGCTTAGTAACATCCAAAGGAATTACAATGGTTCCGTCGTCTAAGGTTTCCGCTCCTTCTGCTAGTACTGTTAGAGTTCTAGTCTGTTCTTCTCCATCGAACACTCTACTAACAGTGTAGTTGCCATCTTCGGTTTCTTCAACAGTTGCGACAAAGCCATCTTGGTAAGCCTTGTAAGCATCTCTCTTCCACTCTTCAATCGCCTTTCTTCGGTTGTAGGCCATCATATCTCTAGGTTCCTCTAGGGAAACAAAGAAACCGAAAGCCGTATTTCCAAAGGATTTACGCTCGGTGTTGTTGTTCGTTCTCTTTTTCATGCTTATCTGTTGATGAGCGTAGGCTCGCCACAGACCCTTTGCTAGGGTCGAGTCGGTTTCTACACCATTCGTTTTGCATATCTCTTCAAATTTCAGTTGTGCATCTTCTTCCGAGATGCCTAACTTCTCTGCCGCTTTATTTATTTCGTTTTGCATTTTTTTTACCTCCTATTGTAAGTTTCCCACCATCCATGATACAAGTAATTTAGGGGTCATGTTGTGGGAACGCCATTCTCCTTCACCAATCACTCGTAGGAATTTCAGTTTTTTGTTGCTATCCATTTCCGAAGAAACGATATAATCATGCAACCCTATACAAATCTCCTTAGTGGAGATTCCTTCATAGATTAGATTGTGTAGATTTTTCAGTGCTTCGTTTGGATTGTTATTCAATATGTTCATTGTAATCTGTTCGTACTTTTTTAGGCCTTTTTCGATTTGAGTCGTCAGTCGTATGCCGGATGCGATTGACGCCTGTAGTTCGGTAAGTGTCCTTCTCATATCACCGTTGAAGGAGTATATGAACTGCCTTATTTCTTCGGGCGCAGGGTGTCCTTCGGACTCTAGGATTTTGACAATTGCTTCTTCAATCACTTCAAAAGTGAGGTTTTTGAAGAAGTAGTTAGCACAACGAGATTGTAGAGCATAGATAATCTTGTTCCGATTATTACAAGTAATGATGAATCGTATATTTGATTCATAACGCTCCATCAATCTTTTAAGTGCGTTTTGTGCATCATTAGTCATACCATCCATCTCATCCAATAAGACTATTCTAAAGGGTACATCTCCAATCGAAGACTCCTGTGCAATGTTTTTTATTTTAGTCCTAACAGTTTCTAGCCTTCTATCATCGGAAGCGTTTATCTCAAAGAAATTTGAGAGTGCATCCTTTCCTAGAATAGCATTTGCTAGGGCAACTGCGGCTCCTGTTTTACCAGTTCCCGAATTACCATAAAGCAAAAGATTAGGACATTCTTTATTCAATACCCAATGTTCAGCATCCATGACAAAATGCTCTTGTCCTAGAACATCGGATAATTTACTTGGTCTGTACTTTTCAGTCCATAGCATACGCTACACCTCGCAATCCCCAAACACTAGTTCTAGTTTCATCATCATAGCCTAAGTTATCAAATTGTTTTCTCTTCATTATTTGACCCACCACTCTTTTGTGTTGTTGCCAAAAGGTAGTTTCCGATTCGTAATGGTAGATGGTATTCTTATTCTTGACAACTTGAGTTGTTTTCAATGTAGATAAATAGTCTACAATTTGTTTGGTGTTCATCGGCTTCCCTTCGTTTTCTAGTAGTTTGATTATTTTATTCTGCAATCTTTTATGTTTCATTTGTATTCCTCCTTTATTTCCCAAATATCCAAGGCAATGTCTTTATCGTGTCCAATCTTTACGAAGTATTTTCTTCGCATTAGGTTTCCAATCACATTCATATTTTGATGAAACATTACATTGGACCTTGAGCCAGTCTTTTTATTCCTTAAACTAGAACAATAAACCTGTATTTCTCTAGTATTTTTTGGTCCGTTTTCTTTTAAGTAGGTCTTTATTTTATTTGTTAATCTTATGTGTTTCAATTTATATTCCTCCAACCTTCTTCGATTGAAATTAAACGGGCATATCTAGGTAATATCTTACTAAGTTCGGGCATAGTAATGCCCCACTTTAGTTTAGAATTAAGATGATTGTAAATCTCATCCGTTGTTTTAGGTCCACTTCTTAAGTATTTTTTTAAGTGCCTAATGACTACAACGCTTGCCATTAGAATTCCCCCAAAGCCATTGGCTTTACTGTTTTCCTTTTCTTCTTTCTTTTCTTCTTCTCACCAAGACCTAGTATTCTGCATTCTGCATTATTCAACCTAGTCTTGGCAAACTTAGCGAAGTCTTCGTCTTTGAACAACTGCCTAAGTAATCGTTCATCACCACCTTTCAATCCTAACCTTCTACAAAAACTAGGTACTTTGGAGTAGGCTCTTCGCTGTGGCATTCGTGGTCTA